GACGAGAAGACTCGCAAGATGATCTACGATGATTTTCGAGATGGTTACTACAAGATCATTGTGAACTCACGCATCTTGAATACCGGTTGGGATGATTCGGGTGTGGAAATATGTATCGACTGCTACAAGACCAAAAGTCTGATCACTTGGATACAACGCATAGGCCGCATATGGCGCATCCATCCGGACAAGCAGAAGGCGATTGTGTTAGACCACGCCGGCAATCTGGAGCACTTTAAATGCTTCCCAGAAGATGTTATTCCAGAGGCTTTGGACACAGGAGATCGATCCTACGACGAGCGCAAGCAGGCTAAAAAGGAAGAGAAGGAGCCTATTTTGCATACCTGCCCGCAGTGCTGTGGAGCCTTCCACGGATTACGTTGTAAGTGCGGATTCGAGCTGCCCATCAACACTAAGGTTATCAAGGACGACGGCACTAGCTTGGTCAAGGCTGAGAACCTGTCGCCGTCTGAGAGGCGTAGAAAGGAGCTGACCAAGGAAGAGAAACAGGTCTGGTACAGCTCACTTCTTCACTACGGTTATGAGCACAACTACAAAACAGGTTGGGCGTACCACAAATACATAGAAGCGATGAGCTGCGCACCAAATGGACTACAGCAGGTTGGTAGAGAGCCTGCGCCAGAGGTGCTCAGTTGGATCAAAAGCAGACAGATAGCATGGAGTAAAAGAAAATGATGGGATGGTATGAACCTGTTTTAGATATGTTAGACAAGCTCAAAGGTAAAGGTCAGGACAAATGGATGGCCTGTTGTCCAGTCCACGATGACAGCAATCCAAGTATGTCAATCAAGTTAGCCGACGGCGCAGATGGTCAGCGCTTGTTGTTCTACTGCTTCTCATGCGGTGCAAAAGGTGATAGTGTGGTAAAATCACTGGGGTTAGGTGTGGGTGCGCTGTTTGAAAAGAGCAGAGACTTCACGCCTGATCGTGATTATCATTTGAAGAAGACTCAGGAATGGGACGACACTTACATCCTGATCCATGAGTCAGCCATGGCCAGAGGTGATCGGATCCGGTACAAAGACCATAAGCTGTATCAGGAATCCATGGCTAGGCGCGAAGAACGCGCTCGTAGAGGTATTTATCAAAACATCATTGAGGTTAAGAAGCCGGACAAATTCTTATGAGTAAAGGACGAGAAGTAATCTTTGGCGACGACGAGATGAAGTTGATTGAAGAGCTAGCGCCTTCATTAAGCAAGGAGCAGCTCGCTATGCGTTTAGGCTGTTGCTACAATACGTTACAGGCTGTATTTAATCGGCAGCCTGAGATGCTTGACGCTTATAACAGATCTCTCAGCGACTCAGCCGACAGGATGATCAAGAAACTCTACAACAAAGGTCTTGAGGAAGGTGACTTCAACTCAATCAAGCTATGGCTGAGCCACAGAGCCGGATGGACGGAGAAGAGCCGGACTGAGATTACAGGCGCTGAAGGCAGGCCGCTAGAGGTTGATATGCACTGGACGGTAGAGGTAATGGAATGAGCAAAGGATCAAGGCCACGGCCATACACTGTTAGCCTGAAGGAATTCCAAGAGAACTTTGAGAGGATATTCGGCGATGCCACTAAAGAAAGGTTACGGAAAGAAAACGATCAGCAAGAACATCAAGACCGAGATGGCGTCCGGAAAGCCTCAGAAGCAAGCTGTGGCGATAGCGCTTAACACTGCCCGCAAATCCAAGAAGAAGGCCGGCAAAGAGGCTACCTACGAATAATGCCTAAGATGCAGCTTCCAAAGAAGCTCCTGCCGTTTCTGGAGCCTGCCAGATACAAGATCGCCATCGGCGGACGAGGTAGTGGGAAGAGCATGAGCATGGCCGGCCTGTGCCTGCTAGCGGCTCAAACCCAAGGCATTAAGACGCTTTGCGCTCGTGAGTACCAAGTATCTATCGACGATTCAGTTCACGCTTTGCTATCCTCTGAGATAGAAAGGCTAGGACTGCAAGGCTTTGAGATACAGAAGAACGAGATACTTTTTAACGGCCAGACGGCCTTCAAGTACAAAGGATTGGCAAGGAATCCTGAGTCGATCAAATCTTACCACGACTTCGATAGAGTATTCGTTGAGGAAGCGCAGACCATATCTGCGGCGAGCCTGAAGGCATTGACGCCTACGCTCCGTACAGCGGGCTCTGAGGTCTGGATGGCGGCGAACCCACGCTCTGCCATGGACGCATTCAGCCAGAGATTTATCCAACCATTCGAGAAGCAGTTGCGCCGTGATGGCATCTATCGCGACGAGCTTCACACTATTATTTGGCTTAACTACAGCGACAATCCTGCGTTCCCAGACGTATTAGAGGCTGAGAGAAGGCACGATCAGCAAACCATGTCTCCGGCGCTGTATCGTCACGTTTGGGAAGGTGAATACTACGACGAGGTTGAAGACTCGATCATTCCTGTGGAGTGGTTCGAGGCCGCTATTGACGCTCATGTTAAACTCGGATGGAAGCCTGAAGGCGCACGAGTAGCTGCGCACGATCCATCAGATGAAGGCGGGGACAGCAAAGGCTACTGCCTGCGCCACGGCAACGTGGTTCTGGATGTGTGTGAAAAAGTAACAGGTGACGTAGCTGAAGGCATGGACTGGGCGCTAGATAAATGCCTGCAGGATAGAGCTGACTGGTTTGTGTTTGACGCTGATGGTCTAGGTGTGTCTCTGAAGCGCCAAGTAGACCAAGCGCTCGAAGGTAAGAACGGCATCAAGTACGTCATGTTCAAAGGCTCGCAAGGCGTAGAAGATCCTGACCTGCCGTACACAACTGGCGGCATAGAACGCAACACGAAGAACAAGGATACGTTCCTGAACAAGCGGGCTCAGTATTGGTGGAAGCTGCGAGACAGGTTCGAGGCGACTTACAGAGCTGTGACCAAAAGTGAGTATGTTGATCCAGAGCTACAGATCAGCCTGTCGTCGCAGATACAGAACATAGATCAATTGCGCTCAGAGGTGTGCAGAATACCGTTGAAGCGTAATAATTCTGGTAGAATACAGATATTAAGCAAGACCGAGATGGCCAAGAAGCCTTACCAACTGCCGTCTCCAAACATGGGTGATAGCCTGATGATGGCAATGGGATACTCACCAAAGGCCGTCAACAATCAGGCGATCAAGATAAACTTTGCGGGATGGAAGAACCATGGCTGAAGAATACGAGATGGACGAAGGCGTAGAGTCAGAAGAGAAAGAATACTCCTACGACGAGGAGGCATATAACTCTGACAAGTACGAAGATCATCAGTACGTTGTAGAGCTGCTGAAAGCCTCTCAGGAAGCTGACGCAGATCTGCGGGATAACGCTCGTGAAGCGCAGTTGTTCGTGGATAAACGTGACGGTCAGTGGGAGGCGTATTGGTACAATACCAACGTAGACAAGCCTCGCTACACGTTTGACATGGTGAACCCAATCATTGATCAAATCTGCTCTGAGATTGAGCAGGCTGCCTTTGACGTTCGAGTATCTCCTGCCGGCGGTAACAGCACCAAGGACATCGCCAATACTTACGACGGCATTATCCGCAACATTGAATCTATGTCTGACGCTAAAGAGGTCTACAGCCACGCAGCTCGCGGCATGGTGACCACTGGCTTTGATGCTTGGCGTGTCAGCCATAAGTATGTGAATGACGATTCGTTCGATCAGGATCTATTCATTGAGAAGATCGGCAATCCACTGGATCGCGTTTGGTTTGATCCGGCAGCTGAGAAGCAGGACAAGTCTGACTCTCGCTACTGCTTTGTGCTGCACGCTATTGGCAAGGATGAGTATGAGCGACGTTGGCCTGAAGGCTCAGCGCAATCAGTTGATGAAGGCCGAGACGGCGAAGCTTACTACGACAAGGCTGAGTGCGTTGTGATCGGAGAGCTCCTGTACTGCAAGGAAGAGGAGCGAGAGCTTGTCCTGATGTCCAATGGTCAGGTGCATGAGGTAGGCGAAGACTTGGATAAGGTTAAGGACGAGCTAGAGAGTATTGGAGTGACAGAAGTTCGTCGCCGTAAGCGCGTCAAGAAAGAGGTATGCTCACGATTCTTTGACGCTCAGGATTGGCTAGAAGAAAAGAAAGAGACAGTCTTCGGGATGATTCCTGTTATTCCTATTTACGCTAACTACAAGATCTTTGAGAACAAGACGATCTTCTGGGGTGTGGTTGAGAAGCTAATAGATTCTCAGCGTGTCCTAAACTACGCTGTGTCTCGTGAGATAGAAGAGTCAGCACTGGCTCCACGAGCTAAGTATTGGATGACGATGACACAGGCTGCAGGCCATGAAGATCAACTGGCCACGCTGAACGTAAACAGCGATCCGGTGCAGTTCTACAACGTCGATCCTGAGTCTCCACAGGTTCCTCAGCAACAAGGCGGAGCTCAAGTCAATATCGGGCTCAGGACTATCTCTGAAGCGATGCGAGGCATGATTACCTACGCGTCTGGTATGTTTGCTGCGAACATGGGTGACAATCCAAATATGCAGTCAGGCATTGCTATCCAGAGCCTGCAGAACAAAGGCGACAACTCTACAATTAAATACTTCAAGGCTCTTGAGTACGGTATACGCGCAACTGGGCGCATACTGGTGAATGCTATCCCGCGCATCTATGACTCCGCTCGCACTGTCAGGATCTTAAAAGAAGATCAGACCTACGATGTTGCTGACATCAACCAAAAGGTCATAGATCAGCAGACAGGCGATGTGGTGACAGTTAACGATCTATCTGTTGGCGTGTATGATGTTAGCGTCAAGGCCGGCGCAAGCTTCAAGAACCGTCAGCAAGAAACCATTGAAACCATCATTGAGATCGCTAAGGTTGATCCAAGCATCATCCAGATTGCCGGTGATGTGTTACTGGATAACGTGGCCACTGCTTCTGCTCAGCAGATCTCTGACCGTAAGCGAGCGCAAATGGTTGCAGCCGGCATAATTCCTCAGAACCAATTGACCGAGGAAGAGCTGATGGCAATGCAGCAGCAGATGGCTCAAGGCCAACAACAGCCAGATCCTGCTATGGTTCTAGCTCAGGCCGAACAGATCAAAGCTCAGGCCGAGATGATGCGAGCCCAGATAGAGCAAGCCAAGCTGCAGAATGAGCAGATGAAGCTGCAGATTGAAGCACAGAAGCTCCAGACGCAGGTGGCCGGAGATCAGGCTGATAACCAGATCGATGCCTTCAACGCTGAAACCAAGCGCATGGAGACTCAGATCAAGGCGCAGCAAGCCAACGCTACGATAGATAAGACAGCAGCTCAGGCAATGGGTGAGCAGCTCAACAATCAGCAGAAGATGACCGAGATAGCTGACAGGCAGCGTGCTGAGGCTGAGCGGATGAGAGCGGAAGCTCAGCGACGAGCTATGATGTATATGTCTGACTCTGAGATAGCGAGAATGCAGAATGGCGGAATCTAGACGTAGAGCAGGATTGTCAGCTCTTAACGCTATAGCGCAGTTCAATGCTGCCGTCGTTGACTCTACGCTTGGCTTGTCAGACCTTGGCGCTCAAGGTGTGGCCGGTATATCCAACATGATTACAGGCCGTAATGACCGTCCTGTAATGCTATCTCGTCGAGCTAAATCTGCGCTTAACGTAGAGTCCGATCCAAGCTCTCCTAGCTACATAGCTGGCTTAATAGCGCCTGCTGTAGCAACTGGCGTAGGCACTATGGCTAGGCAAGGCGCATCGTCAATCCGTAATTTCTTTGGTAATACTTTAGCTGAGCTAGGCGGTTACTTTGGCGGTGAAGCAGGCGCTCAAATAGGACGCGAGTATGGCGGTGATTACGGAGAAATGGCAGGCAGTTTAGTAGGAGGCATGGCTGCTCCTAGTGCGCCAAGATCAGAAATTATAGCAGCAGGACACGCATCTCCTCATGAGTTTGAGCGCTTTTCGATGGATAAAATTGGAACCGGAGAAGGAGCGCAGGTATTCGGTCATGGATTATATTTTGCCGAAAATCCTCGTGTTGTTGATGAGTATTATAAAAACTTCAATATGCCTGTTCTGCGTTTTAAAGAAAGAAATCTAGATACGCCTTATACTTCTGATTTAAGAGATAGATTCAAAGATGTTTACGAAAGCCTGATTGACTATGATGCAGCTAGAAAGTGGAGAGAGAATCTATTAGACAGAGCATATGACGCAGATTTAAATGAAGATGAAATAATAGAAAACTTAAATGTTCTTTTTAGAAAAGTTTTTGAAGGAACTGAAACTCCAACAGATTTTGACGCAATAGATTTTGATAAATTAGGAATCGATCCAAATGATATATATGACATAGCGGGTCAACAATCGACTTTAGACAATGTTTTAGGCGATCTAAGTCAAGCGCGGACTATGGAAGAGCTAGAATACGTTTTAGAAGGATTTAGTCCTGTCGAAATGAGGTTGTATCGAGATCTTGTGGAGCCTGAATTATCAGAGATTAGAGACAGCGCAAGTAGATATGATGTAAACCTGAACGTAGAACCTGATGAATTATTAGACTGGGACGCACCATATAGCAAGCAGCCAGAAAAAGTTAAAAAATTATTAGATGACGTACTGACTCTTAATGGCGTGGAAAGCTACATACCTAAAGACACTGGCTCTAAAGTTTATCTTGGTGTTGCAGATTCTGCCGATCTAAGAGGTAGTGATATATACAGGATTATCACTGATCAGTTGGGAAGAATGCCTGATTCTGCATCTCGTGAATTAAGCGCATCTGGAGTCAAAGGTATTAAATACCTTGACGGCATGAGCAGGAGCGGACAAGAAGGCACTAGAAACTACGTCATATTTGATGACTCTCTAATAGACACTAAGCGAGTCAATGACAAGCTAACTCCAAGTTGGATGGATCAAGGCGCTAGAATGCAAAGAGCGCAAGACCTTGGTTATGACACTAGCCGTCCGTTATACCACTACACAGACAAACTAGAGAATGAAACCGAGCTTAGCTCATTACAGCCTAGTCCTGAAAATGTCCAAACTAAGCTAGGCAGAGGAATCTATACGTCTCCTAATCCGCAATATGGTGACAGGTATGTCAGGCAAGGCCGTGATTTATCTGAAGGATATAACGAAAATGCGCGCGCAATACCTGTCTACGCCAGAGGTAAATTAGCCACTGGTGATGAATACGAGGCGGCATACAAGGCCGCAACAGACAGCCTTGGCATACAGAGAGGTGTTGTAGATCAGCAGACCAAGCTCAAAATTAGAAGCGACATACAGAACAAGGCGCAAGAAATACTAAAGGAGCAAGGCTTTGACGGTGTGCAGTTTATGGATGAGGTTATGATATTTGATCCTAAGAATGTACGCTCCATTAATGCTGAGTTTGATCCAACTAGAGCTGATAGCGCTGATCTTTTGTCAAGCAGACAATCTGAGCGTCAAATGTCAGCATTAAGAGGAATTGCATAAAAGTATTGATTTTTGCCAAATTATGGTATATTTGACCACTAGCGAACGTCGCGCTTTCTCGACGGCATGGAACGTCACCATTTATTTGACGGCATTACAGTAGGTGTAACGATGGAACCAGAAGATATGGTCGATGAGACTCAGATCGAAGATGTTGAGTTTGAAGACGTAGAAACTGAAGATCCTGTAGAGGATTCCGAGTCATCAACGGATAGTGGTGAAGACCACGAAGAATCCACTAGGCCGGTGTTTAATGCGGTACAGCAGAAAGCATTTGAGAAGGCAATCAGCGAGAAGGTCGGCAAGATAAAAGAGGCCGAGCGAAAAGCTGAAGAATATCGCCGAAGACTCGAAGAGCTCGAAGCGCAAGTGCCAAAAGAAGCTCCGCCCGAAGTGCCTAGCGTGCCTGACTTCTATGCTATGTCGGATCGAGAGATCCAAGAGCAGTTGAGGTTACGCGATGAGGCAATAGCTAAGCGAGCTGAGTACGACGCAAGACAACAGTCAATACAAGCACAAAAGCTTGAAATGCAACGTCAACAGCAAGCTGAAGCGCTAAGAGCGCAGAATGAGAAGATAGCTAGTTATGCCGAAAGAGCTAAGAAGCTTGGCGTAAAGAGTGAACAACTCCAAAGCGCGGCTAACAAGATTGGGCAGTTTGGGATCAATCCCATGCTTGCCGAGCATCTAATTGATTTGGATGATGGAAGTCTTGGAACGCTGTATTTAGGAGAGAATCTTCTAGAACTGGACAAGTTGTCATCTATGCCTATCAACAAGGCGTTGCTGTATCTTGATCAGACCATTATGCCGAAGGCAAGAAAACTTAAACCTAGTGTTAATGCCGCTCCAGATCCCGTTGATACGCCGAGAGGCGCAGGTGTAAGACCTAAAGTCGGCGGAGTGAAAGGAGCAACTTATGAATAAAGAGGTGATCCAATCATGGCTAACAATCTTAATAGTAACGTCACTCGGAAGGTCGCACGCGTCTTCCTAGAGGCTTTTGAAGCTTCTCGTGTACTGACAAAGACAGTTGATACTCAGCTGCTCTCTGGCAAATTTAATCCGTCTTCAGGTTCAACTGTAGACTTCAAGCGTCCTCACGACTACAACAGCATCCGTACTTCTGGCGGTGACATCAGCTCTTCTACTAAGTCTGACATCATTGCAGGTAAGGCAACAGGTACTGTACAGGACTACTTCACTGCAGCCACTGAGTGGGGCAATGTTGAAGAAGCTCTTGAGCTTGACCAGCTCGATCAGATCCTTGAGCCAATGGCGCGTCGCATCGTGACTGACATGGAGCTCGATCTTGGCGCATTCATCCGCAAAAATGCTTCTCTCAAGTATGGTTCTCACGGTACTGCCGTAGACGCTTGGGGCGACGTTGCAGGTGCAGGCGCGTTGATGGACTCTGTTGGCGTTCCTATGAGCAACGAGAAGTATTACATCATGAACCCATTCACCACTACTGCGCTGTCTTCAGCTCAGAACGGTTTGAATGCAGCTGACGGCCTTGTTCGTACAGCATGGGAAAAAGCTCAGATCTCTAGCAACTTCGGTGGCATGATGGCTCTGACTTCTAACGCTCTGTCTAGCTTCACTTCTGGTGACTCTGCAGACCGCGTTGGTGCTCTTGCTTCTACTCCTGATGCAACTTACGTTACTGCTAAGGACACTATGCAGCAGACTCTGAGCATCTCTGGTCTTGACGGAACTGTTATCCGTGCAGGCGACATGGTTACTATCACAGGCGTCAACCGTCTGAACGTAGCAACTCGTCAGCCTATGATCGATGCAACTGGCGCTCAAGTAGCTTGGACTGGCACTGTTGTAGCTGACGCTGCTATCTCTGGCGGTGCTGCTACTGTTGTCGTATCAGGCGCTGCAATCTACGAAGCTAACGGTCAGTACAACAACGTAACTGCAGCTCCTACTAGCGGCGACGTTGTAACTATCCTTGGTGCTGCTTCAACTCTGTATCAGCCTAACCTGTTCTACACTAAGCAGGCATTCGGTATTGGTACTGTTAAGCTGCCTAAGCTTTACTCTACTGACACAATCGCTACTACTAGCGATGGTATGAGCATCCGCGTATCTAAGTATGCAGACGGTGATGCAAATACTCAGAAGATTCGTTTCGATCTTCTCCCCGCTTACGCTTGCTTTAACCCGCTCTTCGCAGGTCAAGGCTTCGGCGTATAACCTTTGTGGTGTAGGCGTTGGGAGCTTCGGCTCCCGCGCCTCTTTTTAATATGAAACCCGCTAAAGGTAAGGCAAAAGTAAAAGTAACCGCATCAGGCAAGAAGGTCTCCTATGGGCAGGCCGGAAAGGCCAAGGATGGCGGTTCTCGTGTTCGTGCAGGAACAAAAAAAGGCGACTCCTATTGCGCAAGATCTTTAGGTATTAAAAAAGGATTGCCAAAGGAAAAACAGAACGATCCGAATACTCCCAATAACCTTAGTCGTAAGCGTTGGCGGTGCAAAGGCGCTAAATCAATGAGAGCTAAGTATGAGTGAAGGTCTGTACGCTAATATTCACGCTAAACGCAGGCGCATTAAGGCTCAAAAGGCTGCAGGTAAAAAACCTGAGAAAAT